CCGGGGGAGGCGGCGCACGGCGACGGGTGCAAAAATATGAGACGCTACCGTTGGAACATCAAGACCTTTGCCCGGAACGTAATCGTTCCCCTTCAATTCGTCATCGGCTTTATTTTAGTCCTTTGCGCTCCCGGAATTTCAGACTTCGGACAAGCCGTCATTTTAAGCGGCGTAGGGCTGTTAATGCTGAGCAGCGCAATGGCGTTATAACAACGAGAAAGGAGGCAATCTACAAATGTTACACATCAAAGAATTCCGCGAGGAGCACGGTATCTATGCAAGCCAGGTCGTAGAGGTAGTACGCGAGCGGTATCCCGGATACGACAAATATCTCAATTCTAAGGTGGAGAATCCGGAAAAGTATGGCATACGCCTCGTCAGCGACGCCGAGCAGATGTTAGAGAACGCATTTCAGAGGACGCTCTCAGCACCCCGCAGACCAGACCGCCGCCGTCTGCCATCCCGTATTCAGTGCAGGCTGTCAAAGACGGTGTTTAACCAGTTGCAACAGGCGTTCCGCGCCGCTGGCTTTGACACCATGCAGGCCGGCATGCAACATCTAATCATTTTGTATCTTGGAAAGGAGGTGGAGCAAGAGTGAACTATAAAACCTGTCCCTATTGCGGCGCAGCACTCGACCCCGGCGAGCGGTGCGACTGCGAACATGAAGGCGGTACCCAGGATGATACCAATAACGACAAAGAGCAGGAGGTAACACATGGAGCAAATCAACGAAAGTACCAGCATGATAACAGTGCTGCCTGATGACATCGCCAATTACGACGTTGACGCCATTATTGTCATGGCGGAACGAGCGGACAAGCTCGTCGCAGCCCTCAACAAGATGATGATGGCAGCCATCAAAATTACTACCGCCCACGACTGGGTGATTATCGGCGGCAAGCCCTATTTGCAGGAGAGCGGCGCAACAAAGGTTGCCAGGCTGTTCGGCATAGGCTGGAAGATTCTCGACGTGCAGCGCGAGCTTGACGACGGGTATCCGTCCTTCACCTATCGCATGGTTTTCCGAATGGGGGGCACGGAAATAGAGTGCGACGGTTCACGCTCGGGCAGGGACGAATTTTTCACCGGGCAAGCGACCCTGCGGGACGGCTCGGCAAACCCCAAACGCAAAGGCCCTGACCAGGTAGACGCAAACGACGTCAAAAAAGCCGCGTACACCAACTGCCTGAACAACGGCATCAAGCGTCTGCTGCCCGGCCTTCGCAACATCGACATCGAGACCCTCGAAAAGGGCGGCGTGAATACCCAGAAGTTGACCGGCTATACATTCAAGGAAGGCAGCAGGGGCGGCACTGGCAGAAGCGCAGCGGTTACCGGGCTCACCTGCACCGCTTGCGGGGCGGCTATCACGCAGGCAGAAGCAAGTTATTCTGAAGGCCGCTTCGGACGTAGGCTGTGCCGTAAGTGCCAGCGGAATCCCCCAGCACCCACACCCGAACCCGAGGATGACTACATTCCTCCTACGGAGGAGCCGTAATGACCAGCACAGCGGTTAAGCAGCTCATAACTATCCTGAGGACACTACACGACTGGAACGACAAATACAACAAGGGCGACAAGCTCGTTATGACCATCAACGATGACTACGCCAGCGTATATAACGCAGCATCTTGCAAGGTTATTACCGGTGGCAATAAGTCAAAACACGCCCGTGAGCACGGCGTAGATATCATTGTATTTGACCGCAACTATGAGGAGGTACGCAATATATGTTAAGCGCACAATCTATTCAAGCAGCCATCCGCAACGAGGTAGAAAACCGTATCAAGGTCTACCCCTGCAATAATCTCAGAGCATCCAACATAGGCCACCCCTGCGAGAGATATCTCTATCTGCTCATCCGGCACTGGGACGAGCAGGAGCCTCACGACTACGGCCTCCAGAACATATTCGACCTGGGCAATTCGATAGAGGATTACACCATAAATAAGCTCAAGGCCGCGGGCCTTGAAGTGATCACTCCCACGCAGCGCAGTTGGAAGGTTGAAAATCCGTTAATCACAGGCCGCGAGGATATCCGCATCAAAGACCCCGAGACGGGCGAGCTGTTCCCGGCAGAAATTAAAGGGCTTTCCCCGTTTGAATGGGTTAAGCTCAACTGCGTCGAGGATTTCTACGCCTCCAAGAAGCACTATGTGCGAGCCTATCCCTCCCAGCTCCTCGTCTACATGTGGAAGTTCGAAAAGGAAAAAGGATTTTTTGTCCTGACGAACAAGCTCACCGGCGAGATCAAGATCATCGAGGTGCCCTTTGACTGGGATAGAGCAGACGCAATGCTCCACAAGGGCGAGCGCGTATACGCCGCGCTGAACGACGCCACCGGCAAGATATTGCCCCCGGCCTGCCCGGACATAACCGTGTGCGAGGAATGCTCCATGAAGCATATATGCCCCGCCGACCATTCCCGCATAGAGGCGGAGATAGATGACGGTGAGCTGGAAAGCCTCATACTCCAGAAAGAAGCTCTCGCACCGCAGTACAAGGCGTATAACGAACTGTCAGATCAGATAAAAGCCTGTGTGGGCGACCGAGAGAAGGTAGTTACTGAAACACATCTTGTGCAGGTCAAGACCATCGAGAAAAAAGCGTACCAAGTCGCAGCGCGAACCGAGCGCCGCATCAACATATCAAAGCTATAAGGAGGACAGACATCATGTATAGGATTACTATCACTGACGACAACGGATTTGAGCAGTGCATTAAAACCGACGGCTTCAGCCTGCTAATCCGGGATTCGGAAAAGGGCGGAGTTGCCTGTATGACAAAACTGACCATTCACAGCAACAAGGAGGTAGCCGCCCTTATTACGGCGCTGGAAAAAACAAAACTTACCATCGCAAGGGAAGCGACGGTTCCGGACCATATTTTAAATGAGCTCTGCGGCATGGCAAAGCGCCTGCCCGACACAGAGGTCGAGCATACTGTTGATTAACCTGTTTGGGGCGAGGTTATGCTTCGCCCCTTATGAGCTTTAGTGAGGTGATAGCATGGCATGGATAGAACTGCACGACACGCTGCCCGACCACAAGAAGGTTTTGGCGGTTGCAACCGCCCTAAAAGCGGACAAAGACCTAATCGTCGGTAAATTGGTCAGGTTGTGGGTATGGGCGCTCAATAACCGCGAGGATGGGCGATTCAGCGAGCAGGATGTTGCGACCATAGCCGAGATTATGCGATTCAAGGGCAAACCGCAGAAACTCATAACTGCGCTGCTCGACGCAAGGCTACTCGATTACGATGGTTGCAACTACATGATCCACGATTGGGACGAGCGCGTAGGGATGCTGCTCGCCAAGCGTGAGACGTCACGTTCACAGGCCCGTGACAGGCAGCGAAAACGCCGCGAACGGATGCGTGACGCAAGCGTTACTTGTAACGCAACTGTCACGCGTGACGAAACCGATTGTCACGCGGCTACCGTACCTAAACCGTACCATACAGATGATGATGACGATGGTGAGGACGATACCGCGCGCGCGTATGCGGAGGCGGAGCGTGTTGTCGCGGCGTCGTACCGCGCAGCTTTCGGGCGGGACGCAACAACCGCGGAGGTCGCGGCTATATCCCGCACAGCCGTCCTTAACAACAAAGTGGCCATCATCGGACACGCGATAGACCTCACCGCTGTTTTCGGCGTAAAGGCCGTTGTAAAGTACGTCAACAGGATAGTCCGGGACTGGGTATATTATCACATCGACAGCCCGGACGAGCTGGGCGAATATGACTATCTTCAGGACTGTGCGGCGGGACGATTGGACATCGGGTACATCGACCCGCAGGAGGCGCTTGAGCGTCTGAAGGCGCACCGTGAGCGCAAGATACAGGAGGCGCATAATGCCCAACAATGCTAACGCACCGCGGATTATCTGCCCGTACTACCAACGGGAGACGCCGACGTCGATAACATGCGAGGGGCTGTCTCCCGACACATCAAATGTCACCAGATTCGGGAGCAGAGGACAAAAACGGAGACACCAAATACAGTGTTGTGAACGATATTGCTATGCAAAAGTCTGCGCCTATGCTGCGCTGCTCGAAAAATCATACGCATGGGAGGATAGATCATGCAGCACTACGAAGAGAACGAGCAAATAGCCCTGTTTCGGTGGGCCGCCTATGAGAAGGCCGTATATCCCGAGCTTGAGTATATGTTTCACATTCCCAACGGCGGCGTGAGGAACAAGGCCACGGGCGGGAAGCTCAAAGCGGCGGGAGTTAAGGCCGGTGTGCCGGATATATGCCTACCACTGCCATGCAAGCGATATGCCGGGCTCTATATCGAGCTCAAGGCCGGCAAAAATAAGCCTCAGCCCAACCAACTACGTTGGCTGGATGCACTCAACCGCAACGGCTACCTCGCCGTCGTGTGCTACGGCTGCGAAGAAGCGATAAAAACCATAGTTGATTACATCAAACTCACCAGGCAGAAAGGAGAACCCCATGAATAATTATCTATGCATCAACAGCAGAAAAACCGAACTGACCGAGCAGCAGCTCCGCGAGCTGGGCATAGCTCAGGCGGATGAATACATACCGGAAAATGAGATAGCGCAAATGTCCCGCATAGCCCTCTCGGGCAAGGCCGAGGAGTACTACAAGGTTCACGACACCATCACCGTGGGCGGAACTGTGTTTGAAATCATAGGCATAGGCCACGACACGGACACGATAACCAATAAAAAAAATACCATCACACTCCGCAGCACGTTTACCGACGTCCGAGCCGCAATGCATAAAGGCAGTTGTTCCGGCGGTTATAAGGACGTCTCGCTCAATGCCAGGCTGAACATACCCGAGGAATGGTTGCCAGCGGAAGCGCTCCCCTTTTTACGCACTGTCACAAAAAAATGCTCTAATTCCGACGGCGAGGATTACGAGATGCCCTGCCGCCTGTTTTTATTCTCGGAAGCTGAGGTGTTCGGAAGCGCGATTTACTCTCCTACCGAGGAAGGTGAGCGATATAAAGGATTTGCCACAGCGAAAGACCGATATGTTTACGATGCGGACGGAGATAGAACGGGCTGGTGGCTTCGCTCGCCTAATTCCAGCAACGGCAACAACTTCTGTGCTGTGAACAATTCAGGTGCAGCCAACAACATCAACGCCAGCTACTCCTACGGTGTCGCCTTCGGATTCTGTTTTTAACCCATACGCATGAATTGCAAAAATCTTCCTCCAAGGGGGAGACTTCAAGACTTCCCATGGTGTAACCTTACATTAAGCGCCTGCTCATGCGCTTCATGTGCCTCCTTTGTTATAGGAACAGCCCGGTATTTGCCGGGCTGTTCCGCTTTATCTTGGTACAAAAACGGGGAGAAATCCAACCTGTTACACGAGTACAGTTGTTACACGGAGGATGTAACGTGTCTAAACCGGACTGGAATAGTATTAAGAGCGAGTACATCACCACGAACATATCGTACAGGTCACTGGCGGAAAAGCGTGGTGTTTCCTGGCGTACCCTGGCCGAGCGTGCAAGACGCGAGGGGTGGCCTGAAGAGCGCACAAGGTATTGTAACACTGTTGTTGTTAAGACCGTACAAAAGACCGCTACAAAGACGTCCACCGCGAACGCGCGTAAATTAGACCGGTTGCAACAAGCCGCCGACAGCATGAGCGAGGTAATTGCAGAGATATTCAGTGATACAGACCAGTTTCACAGGCATATCATACAGACCCGCGACGGTGATACGTGGGACGCAGACTGCCGCACCATGGACAAAGTTGATACAAAGGCGATCAGAGACCTCACCGGCGCACTGAAGGATTTGTCGTTTGTCATGCGTAGCGTGTACGACCTGCCCACCGTGCAGGAGCGCAACGCTATGGATATAGCCGCCGAGCGATTGAAGCTCGACCAATCTAAGGCGGCGGCAGCAGCCGCAGAGGATGGCAGCGACAGCGATACCGGCGTTGTCGAGCTGGCCCCGGTATTGGAGGATGACGATGCACAAACGTAATGTAGTATGGACGCCACAACCCAAGCAGCAGCTTTTCCAGCAGCGGCCTGAATATGAGGCGCTGTATGGTGGGGCTGCCGGGGGCGGTAAGTCCGATGCCCTGCTCGCGGAAGCGTTACGGCAGGTCAATATTCCGCATTATCGCGCTATCATTTTTCGCAAAACCTACCCGCAGCTTTCAGAGCTCATAGACCGCAGCAAGGATATATATAAGCCTGCTTTCCCCAGGGCGCGATATAACCACACGGACCATTTCTGGCGGTTCCCCAGCGGCGCCAAGGTATATTTCGGCTCCATGCAGCGTGAGCAGGACCGCACCAACTATCAAGGCAAGCGGTACGATTTTGTAGCATTCGATGAACTGACACATTTCACATGGCAGGAGTACAGCTACCTAATGAGTCGTAACAGGCCGGGCGGCCCCGGCACCAGAGTATATATCAGAGCAACCACCAACCCGGGCGGCATAGGCCATGGCTGGGTAAAGGATAGATTCATCACAGCAGCGCCGCCTCTCACCCCAATAACAGGCGAGTATACCGTTGTAACCCCTGACGGTCCGCTCAAATTAAAGCGCAAACGGATATTTGTACCGGCTACCGTTTTTGACAACCAAAAACTGCTGGACAATGACCGGAATTACTTGGCAAACCTCGCCATGATGCCCACAGCAGAGCGCGACGCTTTGTTGTATGGAGACTGGAACAGCTTCAGCGGGCAGGTGTTTAGGGAATGGCGTGACGATCCCGCGCACTATGATGATCATCTTTGCACCCACGTTATCAAGCCATTCCGTATTCCGGGATTTTGGACGCGATACCGTGGATTCGATTTCGGTTTCTCCCGCCCATTCAGCGTGGGCTGGTATGCAGTAGATCCTGACGGGAGGTTGTATCGGATAGCTGAGTATTACGGTAGCACTGGTGAGCCTAATGTCGGTGTGCAGATGCAGCCCGCCGAGATAGCAGCCAACATCAGGCGCATAGAGGCCGAAGAACCCAACCTCAAGGGTTGTCAGATCTACGGAGTAGCCGACCCGTCAATATTCGATGAGAGCCGAGGCATGAGCATAGCCGCCATGATGGAGACCTCCCCGAATTTTATCTCATGGGCACCGGGTGACAACACCCGCATAGCAGGAAAGATGCAGTATCATTTTCGGCTGGCATTCGGTAAGGACGGCAGACCGATGTTCTACTGCTTCAATACCTGCAAGCATTTTATAAGGACTATCCCCGCTCTGGTTTACGATGCCAAGCACGTCGAGGACATCGACACATCTCAGGAAGACCACATATACGACGAGTGCCGTTATGTGATGATGAACAATCCTATTGCGGCGCGCAAGAACGAGTTGCAACCGCCCAAGGAGTTCGACCCGCTCGACCTGTGGACGGATACCACCATTAAAGACAAATACGCCTTTTACAGGCAATAAGGAGGTTTTAAGCAATGCCAAAATTCCCGCCCAGAACACAAGAGACGGAAGGAGCACAACTCCCGTTACCACAGCAGGGCACACCCGCGGCTGATACCGCACAAGCTGCTCCGGGACGCATAGGGCCTGTCGGCAAGGAAGAGGTCGCCAAGGCCGAGGCCATACTCCAGAAGTATAAATCCGGCAAGGATAGCCTCAACAACCGCATTGTGGAGAATGAAAAGTGGTTTACCCTGCGCCAATGGGAAGTTATACGCGGAGTGAAAAGCAACCCCGATGACCCAGAACCGGCCTCGGCATGGCTGTTCAACTGCATCGCCAACAAACACGCCGATGCCATGGACAATCTTCCCGAACCGTGTGTGCTGCCACGCGAAAAGGGCGATGTAAATGACGCAGATGTATTATCGGATGTGCTCCCCGTCATTCTCGAGCAGAACAGGTTTGAGGATGCGTATTCTACCGTTTGGTGGCGCAAGCTCAAGAGCGGCAGCGGCGTATATGGCGTTTTCTGGGACGCCATGAAGAACAATGGGCTGGGAGAGATAGATATCCGCGCCTGTGACGTGCTAAACCTATACTGGGAATCCGGCATAAGCGATATCCAGCACTCTCCTCACCTGTTCCATGTCGGAATCGAAAACCGGGAAATGCTCATCGGCCAGTATCCCTTTATGGCCGATAAGGTTGGTCAGTATCCCACGCTGGAGACACCTAAGTATGTTTACGAGGACAACGCCGACACCTCCGACAAGGTTGTCGTTGTTGATTGGTATTACAAAGTACGCAACGAGGCGGGTAAAACAATACTGCACTACTGCAAATTCTGCTGCGGCGAGGTACTGTATGCGTCCGAGAATGATCCGGCATACGCACAGCGCGGATACTACGACCACGGCAAATATCCGTTCGTCATGGATATCCTGTTTCCGCTTGAGAAT